TGAAACTTCTAAAGCTGAATTAGTACATAGGTATTTTAAAGCTCTTAAAATAGCAGGTGCATTTGCCTTTATTGATAATAAATTTGAACTAGAAGAATTACATATTCTAGCAGCACTTAAATATGCAGAAGAATCAGGAGAAGCATTTAAAAAGTTATTAGCTACTGAAAGTAACTATAGTAAATTAGCTAAATATATAGCTTCTGTTGGATCAGAATTAACTCAAGCAGACTTAATAGAAAAACTTCCATTTTATAAAGGAAGAGCTTATGGATATAAGAATAACATTCTTATTAAGAAATCCTATGTGGAAGGTATAGAGTTTATACAAGGTGAAAGCTTAAATGAAACTAATCTTGATAAAATTAAAATATCATATTCCACTCAATTAGCTGATGGATATAAGAATGAAGAAGTTAAATTTACTGACTTATATAAGCTTACTCAAGCATCAGGATATAACTGGTGTTCACATCATTTCAGGGATAAAGATTAATGTATGATTCCTCTAATATAAAAATTCTTGAAGATAATACTATCTTTGATTTTGCTCTTATAGACAAAATAGTTTTAGAACATTCTAAACCCTTAGACTGGGTAAAGAGATCATTTGAAGCATGTAGACTTTCAGGTGTTGATCCAAGAGATTATTTTATTCCTAGATATATACTTAAAGATCCTTCTATACCTCTTAACTTAGAGGTGGATACAATCTCTGTAGAGCTTCAGAAAGCTATGAGGGTATAGTTCTATACCCTTTAAGTACAAAAACCTCTTAGAACGCATTTTCGTAGCTCTAAGTGGTATAAATGATTCAAACCTTTGGTTTGTTTCTTGAATAAATCAATTAATTAAAATGGATAAATTATTTAAAGAACTATCACATAAAGATAAAAAATATATTATTTCACTTCTCATTACAGCAGGACTAATGCTGGAATTTGGTACAAACTATAAAAAGTATTTAAAGTATGAATTACAAAATTCAACAGATATAACATTTAAAATTATTGAATGGTTAATATCATTAACTAAGAAGGATTTTGATAAGCTTATAGGTAAAATAGATTATGGGGTATAGACATTCAGATACAGTCATAAAAGGTACTAATTTAATTGTATTAGACATAGATGAAGGTGTATCAATTAATGCAGTTAAATTACTATTACATGAATACACTTATTTAATTTATACAACTAAACGACATACAGAAAGTTTAAATAGGTTTAGGGTACTCTTACCTTTAAATTATGAAGTGTCCTTAGATGCTTCTGAGTATAAAGAATTCATGCAAAATGTGTATGATTGGTTACCTTTTGAAGTTGATACTGCAACAGGTGATATAGCTAGAAAATGGTCATCAAATAAAGGAGAACATTGGTATAACGAAGGTAATTTAATTGACTCAAGATTATTTATACCTAAGACAAATAAGTGTGATTTAACTAAAAAATCTGTATCTTCCTATAGTAATTTATCTGCTATTGAAAGATGGTTTGTTCAAAATACTGGTCAGGGTAATAGATCAAACCAACTAATTAAATATGCTTATATTTTAGTAGATATGGGATTAGATTTAACAGCTATACAAGATAAAGTATTAGCTTTAAATGATAAATTACCTGATAAATTAACAGAATCAGAAATACTTAAAACAATTATTCAATCAGTAGCTAGGAAAACAAATGGGACAAGAAAATAAAAATGTAATTCTTATTGTAGGTAAACCTGCAAGTGGTAAAACAACTTCATTAATGGATATACCTAATCAAGAGCAGATAGCATATATTAATACAGATATGAAGAGTTTACCTTTTGAACATAATATGATTGATACATATATTAGTGAACTATGGCAGTGTTAGATACACTTACATTTCTTATGGATCAAGTTGAAACTCAGTATATTCTTACAAGTAAAAATACCTTACAAGATTGGGGTAAAGTATATGCTAAATACTATAAAGATTTGATCCATAAAATTAAATCAGGTACTAAAGATTATGTAGTCATGGCTCATATTAGTAATATTTATAATGAAACTGATATGGTGGTTGAATCTAAAGTACCTATTAAAGGTTCTGTAGGTAGGACTGGATGTGAAGCAGATTTTTCTATTGTATTATCTTCTAAAAGATTAACTATTAATGAAGCTGAACAATGGGAAAAAGATAATCCACTACTAACTATTACAGAAGATGATAGAGAGTTAGGAGTTAAATATGTATTTCAAACTAGAATTGATGCAAATACATTAGGAGAACCTATTAGGAGTCCTATGGGATTATTCACAAAGAAAGAGAAATATATTGATAATAATTTAAGTAAAGTATTTGAGAGGTTACATGATTACAACACCTAAATATACATCTTGGATTGGATTAAGAGTTACAGAAGAAGAGCTTAAAAATTTTAAATTAAAAGCAAAGTCTAAGGGTATATCAGTATCTGAATTAATTAGACAAACTGTTAAGGATATGTAATGGAAGAAACTGTTAGAAAAGAGTTGTTAGAACATATTTTAGAGACTGTTAAATATGTAGAAGATATTGAGGATTTACATTTTCAATGTTTTAATGAAGATTATTATATTATTGGGCATAGTAGAGCAATTAATTCAAAATAATATTTTTGGGACAATTTTAGATGATATTAGACCTGAGCCAATAGTAAATAACTATATATATATTAAAGGAGAAGAGCTTATAAATGAAATAGATATATACCAAGAAAAAGATGAAATTATTAGAAAACTTAAGGAAATGTTAAATGAATAAAACTGAATTAATTAAACACTTATCTACTACTTGTGGATTACCTACTTATACAGTTTCAAATGTTTTAAATGAACTTAGAAATATTATTAAAGAAAATGTAAATAATAATAAAGATATCGAAATTAGAGGGTTATGTAAATTTTATGCTTTTCATGCTAAAGCAACAACTGCATATAATTTTAAAACTAAAGAACGTATTGATGTACCAGAATCAATTAAAATTAAATGCAAAGTATCACAAACATTACTAGAGGAAAATAAATGAGTTTAGCAGATCTAAAATTAGAAGATGATGTAGAAGTAACAGAAACAGATTCAGTTGGTTCAAGTTTTTCAGTATTAGATTCAGGTGTATATGAATTACTTATTGAAACAGCTCACTTAATGGAATCACAAAGTGGAGCTACAGGGTTAGTGTTGAATGCTAAAGTTGGGAATAACCACTTTTCTGAAACATTTTGGATTAAGTCAGGTAAAGCTAAAGGATGTAAACCTTACTATGTAAATAAAAATACAGGTAAAAAAGTACCTTTAATTGGTTATACAATGGCTAATCATTTAACACTTTTAACTGTGAACAAACCTATCCATGAGGTTAGTACACAAGAGAAGATGATTAAACAATATGACTATGAACAAAAGAAAGAAATTCCTGTAAAAGTGGAAATGCTTACAGAATTATGTGGTAGAACAGTTACAGCAGGTATTCTTAAACAAATTGTAGATAAAACTGCTAAATCAGATTCAGGTACTTATGAACCTACAGGAGAAACAAAAGAAGTAAATGTAGTAGATAAACTATTTAATTCTTCCTCTAATTTAACTGTAAAAGAGATTCAATCTAAAGTAGAAACACCTGAATTTATTGAAACATGGAAATCTAAATGGGCAGGTAAAACAAGAGATAGAAGTACAAAAACTTCAACATCTCCTACACCTTCAACTTTAGCTAAAGCAGCTCCATCTCCTTTTGCTTAAATAAGCTCATATAAGCTCTCTAAGACACTTTACCTATACAACCATAAAGGTGAAATATTTATCGTTGCTTAGAGGGCATTCTCGTAGGTATTATGAGTACATATATAGTCACATCTCCCCTAAATATTCCAGTTAGTAAATCATCCTTCTTTAGTTTGAATTTAAATAAATATAGAAATACTCATTTTCATGTTTTAAGTAAAGCTAAAAATGAATACTTCCTTTTTATATTAAACCAAGTAAAAAACTTACCTAAATTTAAGACTATTACTATTAGATATACTTTATATCCTAAGACTAAAAGAATGACTGATTTAGATAATGTTCTTAGTATTCATGCTAAGTTCTTTCAAGATTGTTTAACTAAGAATGGGAATATTGAAGATGAAATTAAACCCAAGAGTGGAAATAGAAATAAATGAAAATTGAATTTAGTGAAAATGAAATTAAACAAGCTTTAACAGATTATGTTGAAGCTCAAGGTATCTCATTAAAAGATAAACAAATTACAGTACAACTCACAGCAGGAAGAGGTTCTAATGGACATACTGCTAGTATTGAAATTAATAATGATAAAGTATCCGAACCAACTCAAACTGAACTAGATACTACTTTAACTAAAGAGGTTGAAGAAGTAACAGAAGATACACCTATCTTTGCATGATAGCTAAGATTGTTGAATTCTGTGTAGGTATAGCAGGTATATGTTTTATGCTTGCTATTGTATTTATTGTTGTTCCTATGGGTACAGCTATTATTGGATCAATAATTTTAACAATAATACTTGTTACATTATGTGCAGTTGTAATACATGAATGGTTTACAGGTAAATAAGCTCATATAAGCTCTCTACAGGGTGATAGGTACATAACTATATAAGTCATATATCTATCGTTCAGTAGAGAGCATTCTCGTAAGGATTTGAGCTATTATATAACTAACTTTATAGGAGCAATTTGATCTACAATTGTTGTATCAATTGGATTACCCATTCTATAAGCAGCTCCACCTACAGTAGCAGTAGAGTCTAAAATAGATTCTAAATCAAATATATTATTTAATAAAAATAAACTTAAAGCTCTTGCAGGTTTAGCAGCTACTTTTTTAAGTAATACTTTTTGTATCCTTAGAAAGAATTTACTAAACATAATAATACCTACATCATTCAAATATTGGATAGTGGGATGAGTAGGTAAATCATATTGTACAAATGATTCACTTATATCAGTTAAACTTTCATCTACAGATAAACCTTTTTTAAGGTTATGTTCATGTAATATGAATCTAGCAATAAAATCACTATATTGTGTAGTAGTTTTAAGGAATTTATATGCTTTAGTACTATGACCCAATATAATATTATTACCTATATCTTTAATACCTTGATGTACTTTAGATGTTAATGGATCAACAAGTTCATCTAACTTACCTTTATAAGTATATTCACTTTCAGTAGGAGAAATATCTTCTATGAAAGATTGAAATTGACCTAAGTCAATTAGACTCTTAACAGGATTAGTATCTACTCTTGATTGTAAATTATTTAAAGTAACTTTATATCTATCAGGTTGGTTAGATACTTTAATTTTATTTTTAAGAACTTCTAATCTTTTATAATCTTTAAGATAATTAGTTAATGCAATAGATCCAGTAACATATCCATTAATTCTATCATTAGCAGTAACCCCACTTAAATAAAGAACAGTATCATTACTCATAATATTAAATCCTAGAACTGAACCAGATTTAATAACAATAGTATCTTTCTTTATCTTCACAAATTCCATTAAAGCTAATTCAAATTGTTTTAGTTTCTTTGGATTAATCATTTTGCTTAAAGCACTACCAGCTTTACGTATCAAATTATCTTGCTCTAAACCTTGAGTAGGACGTATCCAATTAGATATTGATTTAGTTCTATAACCAAATAGAATTTTAGCCATATCTCTTCTTACATATATATCTTTACCATCCCAAGTTTTTAACATTAAATCCCTAGTTTGTTTAGGTAACATTTTAAATTGTTCTGAATATTCAGGATCATCTTTAATGTTTACAAATAATTCAATATCTTTAGAATTAGTAAAGTCTTCATACATAGCTTTAACAGCATCATTATTTACTTCCCTTAGCTAATCCAACAGTAAAATCATTATCCATCTCAAGTAATTCTTTCTTACTTTCATTATCTAACAAGTATTTAAATCCTTTAACTTTTAATTTAGAATATACTTTACTTCTCATTACTGCTCTTGCATTAGAAGATAAATTACTTATTGCTAAGTCTTTTCTAATAATATTTCTAGTATCATCTGATATATTAAAACCTTCTTTATAGTCAGAATGACTATCATTTAAAGTAGTTAATGAAAATATCATCTTTTGATAAGGTGTAATTGATTTCACATTTGAATGATATAAGTAAATAGTTTCTTTACCTGTATGATATGGAAATCCTTTACGTGTGTAACCTTGAGCAATTAATGCAGGTTCTTCATCTAAAGTAGCTAACACAACAGAGTTATTTGGATTAAAAGTATCTTTAGTATACCCATCAACTACAAGATTTTTATCTCCTTTAAGTATATCTCTTAAATAATCTTCTTTATTTCTTTGATGATGAGCCAATGTAAATAATATTCCATTCTCATTACTATCTTTTCTATTAGCTAATTCAGTTTCTATTAATTTAGATGATACTTTCTTAGCTTTACTGTCAGAATACTTAATAGCATACAACCTTGATAAATGTGTAATTGTATCAACTAATTCATCTGTAATAGGAATACCTGCATAAGAGATTACTTGATTAGGATTATGTACTCCAAGTAAATTCTTAATAAACTGATTATGAACCATGAATGTTGCTAAGTTTTTAGATTGGTTATTTAGTACAATCTTATACTTCTTAGGTAACTTAGATATTACATTTGATATTTCAGCATCTACATAAGTAGAATCTGTTAATAACTTACTCATACCTTTTAAAGAATATTTATCTATTAGGTCACTCATACTTGTATTAAGCATAGCTTCTGTAACAGCTTTCTTAGTTACTTCATTTAACTTAGTATCAGGATGAAATTGATCTTCTATAGATTTAGATATAACTTCAGTAGTAAACTCTTTTAACTGATTAACCATGTGATTAGATTTATCTAGTAGTCTATGATAAACCTTTGTTATATTAGTTTCCCCAGATACTTCAGTACCTAATGCACTCAATATAGAATGTTCATCTTGGTTCATTTTAAGTAGTAGTTTACCTACTGCTAAATGATAATCTTTATATACATAGTCAACTACATCAAATATAGATTTAGGTTTAATACTATTTAACTCTTCTTCAAGATCTGTTGTATCTTTACCTTCTTTCTTTAGAGATTTAATTTCATTCTTAATAGATTCTACTTGAGCATTATAAACATTAACTGCACTTACTTTAGCTTCTATAACATTAGCTGTAGTTAGTAATGAATACTTTAATATTCTACTTACTGGTTTAAGAAATGATGGAGTCATATTATGAAATGCTTCTACATAATTTCTTCTTAATAATGGTTTCAAAAATAATGCTGTATTATTTAAATAATGTTGATACTTACTATCAATAACTTCTGAAGCATTGTTAAGTTTTTCTAATATGACATTCTCATGTTTAGAATTAATCATAGCTAGAGAGGTTATTAACCTATCAGCTTGAACCAATGCAGAAGAAGAATTATGATCCTTAAACTTTGTATTATAAAATTGAAGTAATTTAGAAAAAATATTACCAATAGTTTCTAACCAAGATTCTCCTATAATTTTAGTTGTTTTAGTTCCATTATATTTATCTAATAATTTTCTAAAATTAGGTTCTGATTTAGTAAATGCAACAAACTCAGCTAATCCCATATTTGTAGTAGAAGTAGATTTAACACTTATTTCATTTACTTTAGATGTTTTAGAAATATTACTATTATTAAATACATGAGAGTATGTTTCCCTTTCTTCAGGTGTGAATTGTTTAGCAACAGTGTTCATTAATCTTTGTAACATTACTCTAAGTACATAATTACTTGGATCATCCAAAGCATCTAATGTAATCTCATGACTCAATTCATGTACATAAGCAGTTGCACCTGACATAGGTACTGAGCCTGATGTTACTGTTTTAGATGCTTTCTTAGCTATATTTATAAATATACCTTTATGTCTATCTAGTTTAATTACTTTACCAATAAGCTCGTTAATTGTATCTCTTAGAAATTGAGTATGTTCCTCAGAATCTTTAACATGACTTTCATTTAATATATTTGAATCCAATATGCTTAATACAGTAGAACTATCTACTAATATTGATGTACCTTCAAAAGCATCTTTAGGTAGTACAGTTATAGGTCTTGATCCTCTAATATCACTACCTTTTTCTTGTAAAATAGGTCTTATATCATCTTTAGATATATTCTCAAATTGAGGATATGCTTTTTTAATTCTTTTTAATATTGAACCAACATTAACTAAAGAACCTCTCAGTTCATTTACTGCTTCAGCTAACGTGATTGTATTGTTTATATTAGAACGTGGCTTAGAAGACGATTTTGACCCCTTCTCGAGGACATTTTCACCTTTAAGAATGTCATCAGTTATATCCTCTATTGTAGCATAATTACTTAATACAGCTATACCATCTTTTAGGTGTTTACTTGCATCATTAATGGCATTTGCTTCACGAACATATGCATCTGAAAAATGTTGTAATGATGCATATGTAGAATATATGTATTCACCATCCATTGTTACAAACCTACTTGAACTTAATACATCTGAAGATTCATCCCCTATATGATTGCTTACTTCATTATAGATTGAGGGATAATTTTCCTTAACTTTATCTAAAGTAGTTTTAACCATATCAGCTAATAATTCTGCTGGGTTATAATCAGTTAGAGTTTTATGATGAGCTTACTTAACAACATATCAGTTGTTGTAAGCATTGTGAGAGCATCAGTAATAATAGCTAATAAAGGTACTGCACCAGCTTTAGGATCACTTATAGTTTTAGTTACTATGTTAGATGAACTTGTTTTATTTTCACCTTTAGATTTGTAATGAGTAGTTACCCTATCAAATCTTGAAGTTGAAATTGACTTTTCAAACTTAGGCATATACTCTATAATACTTTTAAGTAGTTCAGTATTTTCTTCTTTAGAAGGTTTATTACCATCATGTTCTTCTGCATACTTAACAAGTTCTGCATCGTAAATTCTTTTAAATAACTCATGTATTACAGTTACCCCATCATTTAATAAAGATGTATTTTCTTTAAGATTTTCAAAATTCTGGGTTAATGCAGATGTTACAGCAGGTTGTAAGTATTGAGATACTCTTGTATTAAATATTGATCTACTTACATCTGAAGGTGTTGTATGTAATGGATCAGTTAAGAAAGATTTAGGTAAAGGATAACCTGCAATAACTCTCCAAGTTTCAGCTAGTTTATTTAATTCTTCTAATCTTTTAGTTGAATCTTCTATCCTATTAGCTTCAGCTACTTGAGTATAGAAGTTTTCTTCTATATCTGCTGCAATGCTATTAACTATCTTAGGTAAGCCTGCAGAAGATATAACACCATCTTTCTGTAATTCACCTATTAAAGAATCTATACTTGAGATAAAATTATCAGGATTAATACCTTTTTTATTAGTAGCTTTATTATGTAAATATCTAAATAAATTCTCATTTACATGTTCTTTATTTTCATCTTACTATCCATACCAATTTTATCTTCTACAAATGTACTAGCAGCTTGTTCATAATTATCTAGTTGATTTGAATTTTTAAAATCATCAAATGAGTAGTTAATATTATTAGAAGTACCTGCTGCTTCTAAAACTCTCTTAGCTTCACCCCAACCATAAGCACCTGCAAATTGTAAGAATGAGTTATGAATACCATTAGTAGTACCATCTATTTCTTTTGTAAGTGACGTTTTAAAAGCAGATTCTTCACTATATTTAGTTAGAGCTAGTAATGCTTTATAACTATAACCTGCTTCTTTAGCACCTCTTACAGCTTTTACAATGGATTCTTTTTGTTCAGTTGTTAATGGTTTAGTAGATTTAAGTGTATTAATAACATCTGAATATTTAGATACTAATTCATTAAAGGTATCATCTGTATTTACAGCTGTAGAAACTTTTTTACCTAAAGCTTCTATTACCATTTCTTTAAACTCTGTTCTTGCTTTAGTATCTTCAGGTTTAATTGTACGAATCCACTTTACTTGATCCAAAGCAAATCTATGTATCTTATGAGATTGTACATTTAAGTCACCTAACATTTGTGTACGTAGGTTACGAATAAGAGTATTCATCATGTGGATAGGTTTTGTTGCAGGTGTACTATCTCTGTAGTTCTGTAGTACTTCTAAATCTCTCTCTAAACCAAGATTTACACCTTTCATACCTATCTGATGTACATCATGCTCTCCTTCTATTTCTGCTTTAGAATACCCTCCAAATAATCTAACTACATTCTCATTACCTAATTTAGAATAACCATTTATAACATCCATATCAGGAAGATATTGGATACTATTATAAGCATGTACAATCTTTCTAAGTTTCTCAGGTATGCTTGTAAATAAATTCTTATAAGTTAAAGGTACATCTTTTAATTTAGGTTTAGTAGATTGAACTTTACTGAACTTTCTTTTTGCTTCAAATGCTCTCTTCATTAAATTACTTGCATCTGTATTCATTACATCTGAATATTCTTTTAATGC